ACGTTACAATTACGATTGGACGGCGAAAGTGCTGAATTGTTCACGAATCAATTATTGGCTTTTGCTGAAAAGCAGGTCAAGGAGCAGTTAGAGAATGATCGCATGCCAATCAATCAGCAGGCTTTGATGAAGAAATTTGGCTTCACTCATGCCTATATTAAGAAGTTAGAACGTAAAGGGTTGAGATTTCGTAAACAAGGGAAAGATATTATGTACGATGTCAATGATGTTTATGAAATTTTGGAATTAGAAAAACAAGTACGGAAATTGAGAGTATAAGGAGAACAAAATGACAGAACCAACTTTATCAAGCCAATTGCTTGGCTTAGTGTCAATCTTTATCGGGATCTTTATCCTGATGTTACTGACTGCTAAAAATGAAGAAGAAACTGAACAGAAAACAGCAATCATCATTGAAGAAGCTGAAGATTTCAGAGAGGTTGCAAGAAGAAACTTGAAAAACTGTGATAGAGGATTCACCTATGATTCTCAACCGCCTGTCGGCCTTCCTTCAACGATTGAGGACGTGCCTCATAGTTTTAGAGAATGCATCGAAGATTATGATAGACTGGCTAACGACTATCAGGAAGAAGCAAGAAAGAATGATCTTCTAAGAAGTCAAAATGCGAATCTCTTAGAAGAAAATGGGCGCTTACTCTACAAAGAAATGACTATGGATTTTCGGAGAAATAATCGGAAATGGAGGGCAAAGACATGAGTGCTAGTCGCAGTATGAATGAGTTAGAAATTCGTGTATTGAACATGATTATCAATTGTGCGACCTTCGACTTGCCCATTCAAGCCAGTGAAATTCGTTTAGAAACTGGACTTTCTAAGCGTAAGGTAGAAGAAATCATCGAAAGCCTTCGTGTTAATTTTGGTCATCCTATCGTAGCTAAGAAGATGAAGCCGAACGGGTACTACTTGCCACGAAGTGAGGAGGAACGACAAACTGGTCTTGCTCCCTATCGTAGACAAATCTTGACTGAGCAAAAGAATCTTGCTGCAGTGATGAAAGTTGATCTAGAAAAATATTGGGAGGACAGCGCATGAGTGAAGATTTTAGAATACTACCTCATGATCTAGTAGCTGAGCAGTCGGTTCTGGGTGCTGTCTTTATCTCTCCAGAAACTATGACGTCACTTGCAGACGAATTAACTCCAGACGATTTCTACAAACCTGCCAACAAGATTGTATTTAAAACCATGTTGTCATTGTTTGAAAAAGGTGAGCCAATCGATGCCACCACTATGGTATCAGCTCTTACTAATCAGGATGACATCTCAAATATTGGGGGGATCACCTACGTTGTCGAGTTGGTGAATTCAACTCCAACTTCAAAAAATGTGGAGCATTATGCGAAGCTTGTGAAAGAAAAGGCTACACTCCGAAAGGTAATTGCTGAACTGTCAGAGTCTCTTTCTAGCGCATATCAAGGAGATGTATCAATCAGTGACATTATCTCAAAGACTGAAAAGTCTATGCTGGATATCAGTAATCAAAATGCAGGGACAGGATTTCGTAATGTGGCCGATATCCTTGATACACATATGCAGATAGTGGAGACTCGCTCACAGACAGATGGATTCGTGACTGGTCTATCTACTGGCTTTGTCGGATTGGATAAGATTACAACAGGCCTTCATGAAGGGAATCTTATCATCCTTGCTGCTCGTCCAGCTATGGGGAAGACGGCATTAGCTCTGAATGTCGCTAAGTATGTGGCCACGAAGGAAAGAAAGCCTGTTGTTATCTTCTCTCTTGAAATGGGTGCAGAGGAGTTGATCGAGCGTATGTTGGCATCAGAGGGCATGGTTCCAGCTTATCATCTCAAGACTGGGAATTTGAGTACGGACGAATGGAAACGGCTTGTGCAAGCTCAAAATAATCTCTATGATGCGCCTATCTTTGTAGATGATACTGCTGGTATTCGGATTTCAGAGATACGCTCAAATGCTCGAAAGCTCGCTCAAGAAATGGGTGGTCTGGGTGTCATAATCATTGACTACTTGCAGTTGATAACTGGGGCCAAGGGCGAGAATCGTCAGCAGATCGTTTCAGAGATTTCAAGGGAATTGAAGATATTAGCAAAGGATTTGAAAGTACCTGTCATTGCCTTATCTCAATTAAGCCGTGCAGTTGAGCAGAGACAAGATAAGCGCCCCATGTTGGCAGACTTGCGAGAGTCTGGCTCGATTGAGCAAGATGCTGACATTGTAGCATTCTTGTATCGCGAGGCCTACTACCAGAAAGAGCAAGCTGACAGTCAAGAAGCAAACAACGTAACAGAACTGATCCTGGAAAAGAATCGGCATGGTGGTTTGGGGACAGTGAAGTTGTATTTTCACAAAGAATACACAAAATTTTCAAGTGTGGAGGGGTAGATGGCAGAAAGAAGAATGGTCAGCAAGACCATAATGCAAACACAAAAATTTTTAAGACTACCACTTGAAACTCAGGCATTGTATGTTCATTTAGTCATCAATTCAGATGATGACGGAATTGTCGAAGCATTTCCAGTCGTTAGAATGATTGGTGCCAGTGAGGACAGTTTAGGCCTATTAGTTATCAAGCAGTTTATAAAACCACTTAATCAAGACATGGTCTATTTCATTACGGATTTCAACGAACAAAATAAAATTAGACCAGATAGACACAAGCCTAGTATACACAGGAATTTAGCTATTCAACAACTTGGATTAGAAGTTGATGGAAGTAGATTGGTTGAGCCTGGAAAGGTAGTTCTAGAGCTTACTGAAGAAGGTCAGGCAGTTGACGGACAAGTGACGGACAAATGTCCGCATAGTATAGGTAAGTATAGTATAGGTAAGGGTAGTATAGATAATATCCCTTACAAAGAAATTATCGATTATCTAAATTCAAAGACTGGAAAGAAATATAGAGATAATGTTCAGAAGAACAAATCTCTAATTAAAGCTAGATGGTCTGAAGGATATCGACTAGAAGACTTTAAACAAGTGATCGATAATATGGTTAAGGATTGGTCAGGTACGAAGTATGCGAAATATTTGAGACCTGAAACACTCTTTGGAACGAAGTTCGATGGTTATTTGAATCAAGGGAATGTTGTTAATCGTGAAAAGAAAACAGACGAAAGGCTAGGGTTTTAGATGAAACAGTTTAAACAATTTAGAACTATAACGGTTCTTGATGATGTCTGTGAAATCCATGGATGCCATCTTTGGTCTGTTAAGATTCCTGTTAAGGGTAAGGTTGAGGAAATCAGTCAATGTCCTGAGTGTGAGAAAGAGAACATTCGACTCTTTGAAAAGCAGTTGAATATGGAATCCGAAGTCAAGAGTAAGCTCTCAGATACTTATGAGGTTTTCGCTCGCGATAGCATCGTTTCAAGCAAGCTAGCCAGCAAGTCGCTACATGACTATGAGATTCATGTTGACATTGATGAAAAGGCTGTGAATTTTGTGAAGCGGTTGGAGCGCTACTACGCTAAAGGTGAAACTGGCAATGCTATCATCACTGGCCCCTCTGGTGTTGGTAAGAGTCATCTGACTTATGGCTTGGCTCGATTTCTTAATGAGCAATTTAAGTCTTATGATGAACCGAAAAGCGTGCTCTTTGTGTCAGTTGTGACCTTGTTTGATAAGATTCGAGAAAGCTTTGAGTTTGACAATGGATTTTCAGAAGCGAAGATGGTCAAGCTACTGTCTGGGGTTGACTTTCTTTTCTTGGATGATCTTGGGAAAGAGAGTCGCAAGGCTGACACGAGGCGAAATGAATGGGCGCATCAGATATTGTTCAAGATCCTGGATAATCGGACGAATACAATTATCAACACGAATTTGAGTAGCGAAGAGATTAAAGAGCTTTACTCTGATGATTTCGGTAACGGTGCTTTATCAAGTCGCATTTTCGAGGGAGCGACAGGCAGGTGCTTTGTGTATCCAGCTGGGATGAAGGACAGGAGGTATTGATGAGAGAGTTTTTTAATAACGACTGCATGGACATCATGAAACAATATCCTGAGGATTACTTCGACCTAGCTATTGTTGATCCACCTTATTTTTCTGGCCCAGAAAAAAGAGAATACTATGGTCGAAAAGTTAGTCCGATTGGTGTCAATAGACTGTATGGCAAAACATCAGAGTGGCAAATTCCAAACAGAGATTATTTTGATGAACTTTTCAGGGTATCTAAAAATCAAATTATTTGGGGTGTGAACTACTTCGACTATTCTTTTGGTTCTGGCCGTATCGTTTGGGACAAAGTTAATGGTTACTCAAGTTTTTCAGATTGTGAGATAGCATACTGCAGCTTACATGATAGTACACGGCTGTTTCGCTATATGTGGAATGGTATGATGCAAGGCAAGTCAATATCTGAAGGCCATATTCAGCAAGGAAATAAGGCATTGAATGAGGTTAGAATCCATCCGACACAAAAACCAGTCAACCTTTACCTTTGGTTATTGCAAACTTACGCAAAAGAAGGCGATAAAATACTTGATACTCACGTCGGTTCAGCAAGTAGCTTGATTGCTTGCGGAGAGCTAGGATTTGACTATGTTGGATGCGAGCTTGATAAAAATATTTTCAACCTCGCTCAACAGAGACTTGATGCTTATGAGAAGCAGTTGAAGTTATTTTAGGAGGTATTGATGTTAAATCTTTACTTCGTCTATAACGGGCACTGTCAATTTTTTCTTGGGACGTTTAATAACGTTGATGATCTCATTGAACGGATGGAAGACCATCAATGGGCTTTCTCGGCTATCACTCATCCGAGGTTTCAGAAGCACATTGGCAAGCGGACAACACGATTTGACTACGGTGCTAAAGATTGCTACTATTTAGCAACTTTTTCAGGAGGAAAATAAAATGATTGATCTTATTAAGGAATTTGGAATGGCATTTCTATGGCTTTCGCTAGGCTATCTGCTTGGAGAGAAATCGGCAAAAAAGGAGACTAAACATGATTAATAATGTGGTGTTAATTGGGCGCTTAACTCGTGATCCAGAATTACGATATACGCCATCAAATGTTGCTGTTGCGACTTTCAACCTTGCAGTCAATCGGAATTTTAAAGGCGCGAACGGAGAGCGAGAAGCAGACTTCATCAATTGTATTATGTGGCGTAAGCAAGCTGAAAATTTCGCAAATTGGGTTAAAAAGGGTGCTCTTGTGGGAATCACAGGCCGCATCCAGACTCGTAGCTATGATAATCAGCAAGGGCAACGTGTCTATGTGACAGAGGTTGTAGCTGAGAGTTTTCAAACTCTTGAAAAGAAAGATAATTCTGCGAACCAGTCGAGCATGGAAAACCAGATGCCACCAAGTTATGGACAAGGTGAGCCAATGGATATTTCAGATGATGGATTGCCGTTTTAGGGAGGTGTGAATAATGAACATACAGGGACTAATTGAACGCTATGAAAAATTTAAAGCTAGCAAAAAAAAAATGACCTCGGTTGATTTAGTTTTGAAAGACTTACGGTCTTTGGACGATCCAGAACCGTTGCCATTCAAATTAAAAGATGTTGTTGGTCGAATTAGAGGGTTTGATCCAACAACCCAGACAAGATGGCTTAATGACATTCTAAAAGAATTAGGTGACGACTACGGTTCAATGAAATATCGTGAGGGCTACGAGCAAGGCAAATTTGAGGGAGAATGGGTTGGCAATCAATTGAAGGATGCTGATAAGATTCGGCAAGAATTGAATAAAGTAAAAGTTCCGCAATTTATTGCCGACAAAATTGAATACTGTAAACAAACAGACGGTTACAGTTTATTCTATGCAATGGATTATTGCTATAACTTCAATGATTGCGCAGAATGGTTAGAAAGTAATGAAGACAAATTTGCTCGAGCTTGGCTTGATGGACATGAGGTAGAAAATCGGTATCGGGTAAAGATGAAAGGTATCGTAAACGCATTGAGCTTTTTGAGTTATCACAAAAAAGCTGATATATGGACGGTCACGGATATAAATAATTCAAATGACCACAGAACCCACCACACCCGAAAAGAACTTGAAGAAGCTGGATTCAGCGAAGTATTCAACAGTCCTTTATTTGAAACCGTGGAGGTGGAGTGATGTCACTAAATAAATCAAGAAAACGATTGATTAAGAAGTATCATAAAATGTTTAATAGTCATCCCATAGATATTAAAATTAGTACAGATGGCGGTAAGACTTTTAGTGATATGGGGAATATACCATGTGCTAGTGTTATTTGTTCTGGAAATATCAGTGCAAGTAAATTATCAGCTGGTGAGTTTGGTTTTAGAAATTTTGAAATAACTATTAGTCAAGGGATTTCTAAGGAAGAATTTGACAAATTGAAAGGTGTTGTGTGGTGATAAAATGAAAATATTTATCGCAATCTGGGTATTATTGTCTGCCGGATTAAATATCTGGCAGAGTATCCACATAAAAAAACTAGAAGCAAAGTGTCCGATTGTCATT